TCTTTCAACGGAGCTTCAGTTAATCGAATTGTACTCATCGTTTAATCCCCTTAACTGTTCCTAAACTGGCACCGAGCATAACAACTTTGATCGGGTCAGTGATTGTAATTTCATATACTCTGTTACGAGCTTTACCGAGTTTGTTCCATTTGACACGAGTTCCATAGCCACCAACTTTACCAATCGGCCGCCACTTCTCACTTGACCATGTATGCCCAGAATCATCGCTGAATCGTAACATGGCCTGTGGGTCGTGCCCTTGTAAACTTGCATTGGTTAGACCAACACCTGTTTCCATATCTAGCACGAAATCTTTGTGGAACAACCATGCCATATCATCCCAGTAAATAGGAGAAATGCGTTGGCGTTTAATTTGACGACCATCGTACTCAGTGTAAACATCCAAGTCCAGCTCAAGTATTTTAGGTACTTTACCATTTCCACATAGTACTCTTTCATGTGCGAACACTGCCCAAGTTGGCTCCCAACGGTTTTCAATGTTATAAAGTGGATCACGACTAGATCTCTCATGCCATTGCCCCATGACATCGTACACGAGCGTCTTATTAGCTTGTATTAAATTCATCACATAGAAGATATGACCATTCTGCTGATAAGTAAACCCACGGGCATCAGAAGTTGTATTAACTTGACCTTCCGGTGCGGATCTATCAGCGGTGTCTAACAATGTGCTTATCGCATGGTTTGATATTGGTTTAGCGTTGTATCCATCGAGCATGAACACTTGGTTCTTACCCACGGTTGAACTACCGATCCAAAAAACTTTACCCATGATTTCTGCAACAGAGTATGGAGCACCACAGCCAATATCGGTGAATGAACCATTTACTCTACCGAAGGGTGCGTCATCGTCAGCAACCAGTCTGAACACCTCATATGATCGAGGTCCGAATAACACCAGTTCACCATCGGAGACAGCCATCGCATTGATGTTATCTGCCGAGCCTTCTGCTGATGCAAATGCGGTTCCTTCCCATGTTAAAGGTCCATCGGGGCCAACGGCTGACCACCAGAATTGGTTAGAGTTTTTGCCGAATGATACGAAACGCTGTCCAATGTATTTAATCATCTGCGGTGCCGTAAATGGTAGGCCATTCTGAGTCACTAGTAACCCAGTGTCCATCTCAAGTTGGAAAATGTTCTGACCATCAGCGAATAGTAAATACTTACCATTATCAGCCATTGATACAGGGGTCGAACCACCTGAAATTAAATAGGACTCCACTATTGATCCATCGGAGCCGATACGCATTAATTTCTGGCCATACACTGCATACAACATACTGGTTGATGTGAAATGCAAGCCACGGCATGATGCGGAGGTCTCAGAAGATAGATCAGCGAACTCAATTGAGCCTGGTGTTCCTACTAAAATGTGTTGTTTCTTCGCTCCATCATCGGATATCAGCTCAGGGTACAAATTGAGTGTACGCTGTGCTGAGACATTCAATGATCGATGAGGGTATGTTTCACCCACAAATGCTACTTCAGGCATTAGTACCTCCCGTTATAGAATGTATCTGTGCGAATGTCGTAATTCTTGGCTCCAGCTTGTAATGGATCAAGGCGTAATGTGCGTGGTTGCATATTCTGTCTTTTAATAGCAGCAAGCCTTGATTGAGCGATGGCTACGAATGTTGCAGGATCTACACCGTAATCAACTGCGAGTAGAGCAGCCAGTGCGTATTCCAAGTAACCGTTGTACCCCGGTGGTAACGCCAATTCATCATCCAAGGTGTACTCGATCTTCATAGCATTAGTTGTGATCTCAATATCGAATGCAGAGCCGGGTGCTGGATAGAACTGAATCTGTCCCGATGGATAATCAGGGCGATATGTATAAACAGTTGGTAAGTATCGAATACTGCCATCGTCAAGGCGTGTGGTGTTTTCAAACTCTACCGCACTCACTTGCTTCAATGGATACCACACATTATTATTCTTAACTGTCAATGAGATGATATCAGTAGGGCGATCCATTGCAATATCATCACCGATTTCTTGACCGAGTGTGTACTGCGATTGACCACTGACTAAAGTAAATGGTGTTTTAGTGATCGTGTAATCCCACATGTTATCCAATGACATCAACGCAACTTTGTCATTGAACTTCAACAAACCACGGAATATCTCTGCATCACTTGGGGTCTCGCCAATAGCGATTGCATCACATGTTACCAATGCGTTTGTGATTAAGTTTCTTACTGTAATAGGCATGAATTAGTCCTCCTGTGGAGCAGCCTTCTTAGCTACTTTCTTCTTTGTAACCTTCTTGGTCGGAGCTTTCTTTACAGGAGCTTTCTCAGCTACGGGTTTCTTTGGGTGACCTTCAGGTAGTAGTTCGAACACGTTGGCTACGATGTTACCGGCTTTGAGTTCTTTCTCAGCTTGTTCATCAGTGAGTACAACCGATTGTAAATCCTTTGCTAGTTTCCAAACCTGATCGGTCAAATAGTATAGTTTCTTCATAATTTCCTCAATATAGGTTTCATCTACAAATCGCTTGATTATAGACAATTGGTGATAAAACGAAAAAACCCCGCTGAGTTAACAACGGGGCTTTAATTATTTTACAGTACTATGTATTAAACATTTTCTTCTTGAAGCAATACTGAGAATTCTTCACGAAGGTTAGTGTAACCGAATAATACATCGAAACGACTCAACCAGTCACCAGATTGAATGTCGAAGTCTCTTACGAAACGAAGTGACACACCATCCATTACTTGGCGAGATGCTTTATCAGTTCCGCTAGGAGCCGGTAAGTCAGCAGTAGCCATTGTGAAAGCGTTCTTCTCGAATGCGATGTTAGAACGAAGTACATCATTCACACCACCGTTAACTACGATAGCAGCAGTAGTTGGAAGAGTACCAGATGCGTTCTGACGAGCATCAGAAGTAGAAGCGAATACTGGACGGATAACCGCAGTACCAGCACCACCACCAGTAGCTGTGAACTCTTCAAGAACTACGAACTCATAGTCAGTTGCGTATGCTTGTTTTGTTTCAGCGTGAACATTCTTAAGACCAGATACTGAGAAACGGAATCCAGCAGGAATCACTTCAGAAGCAGCAAGACCAGCAAAAGTCGCAGTACTTGCACCTTCAGCAACAGTCACAGTAGCAGTGATGTCAGAAGGAATAGTAATAGTAGGCATGATGTTTGACTCATAGAAATCGAAACCAGAGGTACGACCCATAAGACCTTCACGGTACTGTTTAGAGATTTGTGTTGAATCTTGGAACAAGCCTTTCAATTCGTCAACTAGGTTAACAGAAGTTTCAGGGTCCATGATGTAGCACCACTTACCAGCAGGAGCCAAAGACTGTTTTAAAACCTTACGAGCTTTAAGAGTGTCTTTATACACGATACCAGTTGCGTTGTAAATAGAGTTCTGAGATAAAAGGATCATCTTCAAAGTTTCAGCTTCTACAGAAGTAGCAAGTTGAGCCATTGCAGGTTTGATGAACTGCTCAGAGAAGTCATTCAAAGAAAGAGTCAAGTCAAGGTCAGTGAAAGTCACATCAATACCCAACTGTTTGTTTACAGTAAGAGTTAGAGCCTGTTCAACGAACTCTTGAGCAGCGTAAGTTTTACCTTCACGCACTTTGAATTTAGCAGGTTTACGAATACGAAGAGAGTCTCCGATTTGAGCACCTTTGCGAGCAAACGAGTTGTCGTATTGCTTATTGATTTTGTTTGTGAACACCAATTGTTCGTGAAGCACTTTCAACGCTTCTTTGGTGATCATGTCGATTGTAAGGATAGTATTTGGCATGTTAGTTTCTCCTAATGAAATAGCCTAAAAAACGGTTTTATTCGCCATTACGCCAGCGTACATATTCATCCATGCTCATTTGGCTTGGATCTTTGTTTACTCCACCTTTACCAGCGTTCAGCTTAGGTGTAGGTGCAGGTGCTTGCGATACAGCAGGTTTTGCAGGAGTCGGAGCGGCAGGTGCCATTTCCATTTTAAGTTCCATCTTCGTGATGAATCTATCTCTTGCTCTTTGTGAAGGTAGTTTAGTGAATTGATTAGCGAGAGCCTCGTCTGCTGAGAGTTGATATGCAATCTTAGGTCCAACCTCTGATTCCATGATGTTCTGAATATCTTCAGGGCTAAAATCAACAGTAGTGTTCTCAACAACTTCACGATAATCTGGCAATTCGGCTTCAAAATTGGCGATCTTATTATTCCATTCGCCCAGTGCTGCCTCTTGTTGATTTACCGCTGCTTGCTGTTCAGCATATTGTTTCTGTTCTTCAGCTTTATGTTTGTTCAGTCTCTTTTCAAACTCATAGTCTAAGTACGCTTGTTCGTCTTCTCCAAAATCTTCCTTCAAGTATTCTGGTTCTGGTTTCTTACTAAAGGACTCAACTTGCTCACGCAGGGCTTGCAATTCCCGCTGCATAGTATATTTCTCTTTAGTCATCTTAGCGAAACGCTTCTCTACACCTCTTGGTAGTTCCGGTTTTGCATCTTTACCATCTGTAGTCTCTTCGTTAGCGGCTTCGGGTGTACTATCCTCTGCAACAGGCTGTTCAACTACTTCCTGATTTGTTTCAAGAGCCTCAGTTTGCTCAGGGGTGTTTTCGACATCATTCAAAGATGATTCAACTGCCAAGTCTTGTTCCATTATAATCTCCGTTAAAACTTGTAAAAGTGGATGTTAAACCATGATAAGCTCATGTGGGCTTCTTACTTACTGTTTGAGCATAAATAAAGGTTGACTAGGTGTTACCCTAGCCTTCCTCCAATAAGTGGTCTATGGACTCGATAGCACCTTCTGCTTCGGTGTCTAAAGCAGCAGCTTCTTCAAGCTCACCACCAACAGGGCCAGCAGTTTTCTCGACCATGCTTAGTGCATCTTCAGCCTGTACTGGATTAATGTTAGCAACCTCAGATATCTGCTGATTAGTCTCTTGATTAGACTTAGCAACTAGATCACGAATCTGTCTCTCAGCATCGGCAGCGATACGAGCAATGTCTGACTCGATCTTAGCACCAGTCTTGAGTTCTTCAACAGTGATCTTGGCTTCGTTATTCATTTCAGTCTTAGCCAATTCAGTTTGTGATTTGATCTCTTCGATATCCACTTTGTTCTGGCGATCTTTCTCAGAGTCGATCAACATAGTTTGCAACTGCTCAACGATCATCTCGTATTGATCCATAGTGGTTTTCTGTTCCTGTATAGTAGCTTCAGCTTCCTGTAGAGCCGCCATAGCTTGAGGGTCTGGAGCTTCAGCATTCTCATCTTCAGGTAACAACTCAGGTGGTAACATCTTACGCAATCTTTCAACCGCTTCTTCAGTCCCCTTAGTTTGGGTATTCTCAATCAGTAAATCAGCAATCATACCGAACTTGTCTGGCATCAACTGCCCGATCTCCATGAGCATAGCGTTACTCATTTCCTTTTCATTCTGTACCATTGGACCTGCTTCAACTTCTGCATCGAATGACTCAGCCGGAGCACCCATTTCCTTAACATTGCCTTCAATCGGCACAACCTCGCCATTCTCAGCACGAACATTCAACTTACGGTTGGTGTCATACAATGAGTTAATAAGTTGCAATACGACTCTACCACATTGCGTAATAGACTTCATCAAATTGTCGGTATAATGGAATGAACTGATCTCTGCGTTATTCTGTTTGAGCATGATTGCACGACCAGATTGCCCAGATATATCTTCACGACCCATCTGCGAATCAAAGATACCAGTCGAGCGTTGTAAATCTTCAATGGCACCCATACGAGCAGCAGTAAGATGTTGCGTTTGAGCTGTATTGTCAACACGACTAGGTGGTGCAACAGTTTGACCATTTAGGGTAGTAGGATTGTACGGAAGGTGATCGTGCATGTCGGTGTTAGCCGTTGCCCATATCTCTTCATAACCATTCACTTGACCCTCAGCGATTAACCAAGGTGATACCGGAGCAGACTGTACGATTTGGGCTTCAGCGGATGCATAGTAATTGATCATCGTCTGTGGGTCTTTCACCAACTTAACGATACCGCCCCAGCCTTTCCAATTGTCTTCGCATATTTTGTTACCATACACGGTGATCACAG